AGCCTAATCGTTGAACAAAAATAAAAGGAGACAAGAATGAGCACTTGCGACATTACAACAGGGTTTACCCTTGGCTGCCGTGACAACACGGGCGGTCTCAAGAACATCTACATCTTGTCTGGCTCTATCAGTTCAACAAGCGGCACCACAGGTTTGATTTCAACGTTGACCGGTACTGGTACTTTCTACAAATTTGAGTTGACTCGCCAAACAGGTGACTTCACCGAGGCTATCAACTCTAACGTAGAAAACGGAACCATCTTCTATGAACAAACTGTGAATGCTCCTTTCCACAAGCTTCAATCCGCAACGAGAAACCAAGTTCGTACACTTGCTAAAAACCCAAATATCAGAATGATTGTTGAAACCAACAATGGTTCAGAAGATGGTGTAGGTGTATTCTTCTTACTTGGTCAAACTCGTGGATTGTCTTTGAGTGGTGGACAAGGCCAGTCAGGAACCGCTTTCGGTGACCTCAACGGATACACTCTTACCTTTACAGGTCAAGAGCCAGAACCAGCGTCAGAACTTTCGGGTTCTTCGTTGGTTGGAGTCCTTTCGGGTATCAACGTAGGCTAAAATTCATATAATAGTAGTGGGGAGTCGTGATTGTGCGGCTCCCTATCTACTATTTTTTTTGGGATATAGATTATGATTTACTTATACGCATCATCAAGCAATAACTTCGCTTTTATACCCTCATCCTCATTTTCATCAGGGGAGAGTATAAGAGCTTTATTTGTTGATGGGTTTACTGAAGATAGTTCATCATTTGAATTCCCAGCAACATCATCTGGAAATTGGGTAAAGGGTCAAGTCACACTTCCTACTGACATTGACCTAAAAGGTGGAACATACGACCTTACCTTCCAAAAGGTTTTAGCAGGTGTAGCTCAAATTTGGGGTACATCTACACAAGTTTGGGGTACATCCCAAGTTGTTTGGTCAGTAGGAACAACTACTTTGTATCAAAACGAAATGACTACCAAGGCGTACGTTTCAGAGAGTGTAGCAAGAACGCAGTATTCTTCCACTAATGAGAACGCAGCTTATGTAGTGTTCAACGGATAATATTATGGAAGAATTGAAAAAACACAAGTTCACCATCATCCCAAAATATGGGGAGTTTTACTACCCTGATGGGAATGTATTTGAAGACGACAAAGGTGATGTCGTATATTATGGTGACAATAATAGGTTCCCACAACTTCTAATTGACTTATTTCACAAATCATCAGTTCACGCAACTGCTGTGAATGCAAAACACCAAGCGGTGGTTGGTCAAGGTTTGACAGGTATCAACGAAGATTTGTTGAATCAAGCAAACAAAGAAGGTGAAACTTGGAACGATATCTTCAATAAAATAGCACTTGATAGAGTTTTGTTTGGTGGTTTCGCATTAGAAATCATTTGGACAAACGATAGAACCAAGATTGCTGAAGTTTATCACGTTGACTTTTCCTACATCAGAGCGCACAAATGTGACCATAGAGGAAATATCCCTGGCTATTATGTTTCAGAATACTTTGGTAAAAGATATGGTGGTATTGTACCTTACAAAAAGGACTTACCTTATTTACCATCTTTCTCAAAAATGGATAGAACTGCTCCAAGTCAATTATTGTACTTCAGACCTTACACCGCAGGTTTAGATTACTATCCAATCCCCGACTATATGGGTGCGTTGAGAACTATTGAGTTAGACGCAGAGGTGGATAACTTCCACAAAAATAATATCAAGAATGGTTTAGCACCATCACTTGCAATCACAACATTTACTGACGCAAACGAAGAAGAACGTGAAGCGATTGAGCGTCAGTTACGAGCAGCATACGCAGGTTCAGACAACGCAGGTTCGTTGATGTATATGGATGTTGCAGACAAAGACCAAGCGCCCGTAATCACTCCAATCCCACAAAATGGTGCGGATGGATACTACACAACTGTAAATGATATGGTGACTCAAAAGATTTTGACAGGTCACCGAATCACATCACCTATGTTGTTAGGTATCAAGACCGAAGGTCAATTAGGTGGTAGACAAGAATTACTTGACGCATACGCACACTTCGTGACCACGGTAATCTATCCAATGCAATCAGACATCCTCAAGACCTTTGAGATGTTATTCGCAGTAAATGGTGTAGACACTGTATTGGGTGTTCAACAAATCAAATTATTTGATGATGGAACTACTGAAGTAGATGTAGTAACATCAGTAGAAGCAGACGCAGGTGAAGATATCATCTTGGAAACTAAATCAGAGGGAATAGTATAATGGTTACTACTTTATTTATCAGCGAAAACAAACTCAAAGCGTTCTCTGACTTGAATCAGTCAGTTGACGCTGATTTGTTGAAGAACGCTATCAGAGAGGCTCAAGATATTCACATTCAACAATATCTTGGATACAACCTCTACCAAAAGTTGATATCAGATGTGAACGCGGGAAGTTTGAGTGGTGTTTATCTTACTTTGATGACTCAATACGTTCAAGATACATTACTTTATTGGTCTTACTACGAAGCTCTTGAAGCAATTTGGTTGAGACCTCGTAACAACGGATTACTCATCCCACAAGGTGGTCAAGAAGGTCAACCTGCTGATATGAGAATCTATGACAAAAAACGTGATTCAGTTAGAAACAAAGCTGAATGGTACGCTGAGAGATTGGTTGGTTACTTGATTGACAATGGTACTTTGTTCCCTGAATTTGGTACTGAAAACGGAATGGAAATCTTCCCTGACCAGCGAACTGCGTTCAACTCACCTTTCGTAACCAAGAGAAGTTATTTAGATGATATGAGAAAACTTGGTATCAAGGTTACTGATTCAAGATACAAATATTTACCACAATAAGGATAGAAGATGGCTAATTACAATCTTACTTCACAACAACTAAAAGATACTTACGAACAATTAGTTCAAGTATCGGGCTCTGCAATCGTAGATGGAACAGGTTCGTTAGTAAACGCATTTGATTATCCATCTAATTCAACATATACTACATTCTCATCATCAGTTGCTACCACATTGAATAGCATTGTTGCAGGTTCAGGTTCTGCGGATTGGGTCTTGATTACGAACAAACCCGCTGGATTGGTGAGTGGTTCAACACAAGTAAACTACTTACAACTACAAAATATCCCAAGTGGTATTCTTTCTTCATCAGCTCAAATCGCAACTGATATTAGTGGAGCATTTACTTCTACATCTGCTTCTCTTGCAAGTAGAATTACCACAAACACAAGTAATATCGCCACTAAACTAAACACATCCACGTTTACATCGTATTCTTCTTCAGTATCAACACGATTGACTACTGATGAAAGTAATATCTCTACGAATTCAAGTAATATCGCTACACAAACTTCTCGTGTGAATTCTTTGGTATCTGCAACATCATCTTACGCAGTAAAATCAAGCAATAACATATTTAGTGGAACTCAAACATTCAATAATATTGCTGTAAACGGAACTGCAAGTATTGCTTATTTACAATCCGTTACAGGTTCTGCGAAAATTATTGGTGACGCATTTATCATCCTAAACAATGATACACCAACTCAACCAAGAGGTGGTATGTCAGTTGTTGACTCCGGCTCTACTGCAACTACTTCATCATTCCTTTGGGATGGGGTAAGTAACGATTGGGTTTACGAATACCATCTTGGTGGTGACCACGAGCAAGCAGTTGCTCTATTTGGTAGTGGTTCTTCAATTGGAAATGCTGTATATCCAACGGCTAATAAACTCCAAAAGGGTACAGGAACTCACCACTTACACGACTCAAACATTTCTGATGATGGTTCACAAGTATCCATTACAGGTCCCGTATCCGCATCAACTTATTATGGTGATGGTTCTAATCTTACAGGTGTTCAAAGTGGTCTTGTAGCAGGAACAGGTACTGACTCTCTTCGTTCCGCTCTTACTTCAACTCCAGCAGTAGCTGCAGCTGATTATTCAATCGCAATCGGTGATAATGTAAATGTTGAATCTCTTTCAACAGGTATGATTGCTATTGGTAGAAATATAAACGGAACATTTACTAATCGTGATTATTCTATCGCAATCGGTGCTGCAGTAATCCTTGAAAACAATGGTTTAGAATCGGTTGCTATTGGTTCTTCTTCTCGTGGTGAAGATTATACCGTGGCTGTTGGACCTCAAGCTGCTGGAACATCATATTCAGTTGCTATTGGTAAGAATGCAAGAGCTGGTAATGATTATAGTATCGCTATTGGAGCTAATGCAAATTCAACTTCAGTAGGAACAACCCCATCAACCATTGCGATTGGTAGAGATGCAACTGCTAATGGTCTTTATGGTATAGCACTTGGATACAATACCGATGCTGCACAAGAAGGTATTGCAATCGGTTACAATGTTGACGCCTCTGCCCGCGCAACTGCTATTGGATACAACATCTCAAATACAGGCGGTGGTGGTAATGTCGCTATTGGTAGAACTGTTACTATTGCAGGTGACTATTCAATCGCAATCGGTGAAGGTGCTAGAGCTGAATCAAATGAGACAATTTCTATTGGACGAAATGCTCAATCGTATGGTAATTCAACAGGTACTATTGTAATTGGAGGTGGAGCGAACTCCGTTGACGCGAATAGAAGTAATTCAGTTGTGATTGGATACAACGCACAAGGTTATCAGAACTGTGTCGCTATTGGTAATAACGCATTCTCTATTGAATCTGCTGTTGCAGTTGGTAGAAACGCAAGTACAGGTGATAACCAATCAGTTGCTTTAGGTGCAAGTGCGGTTACAAACAACCAACGTTCAATCGCTCTTGGATATAACGCAGTTGCGACTGGTACTGATACAATCGTAATTGGAACAAACAAATCGGTTAGTTCAAACAACGAAATCAACATTGGTGATAGATTCAAGTTTGATGGAACATCTACTATTGGTCTAATTGGTCAAGTAAGTTCTTCTCTTGGATTTGTTGGTAATGGTAGTGGTCTTACTAACATATCATCAGCGTCTTACGCTCAAACATCATCATTTGCCGCAGGAAGCTTTGAGGTTGCTGGTCAGATGTTCTCACCAACAT